TGTGCTGCGCAGGCGCAGGCAGGTTAGGCTAGGGGGGCTTATGTCAGGACCAGCACGCATTCCAAACGAAATCAAAGCCAAGCGCGGCACGTTGAAGCCGAGTCGGGCCGTAGTTGTGCAGCTCGCAAACAGCCTGCCTCGTGCGTCCGAACTGGGCGTGCCGGACGGTTTGGGACCGATCGCAACCGAGGCTTGGCACCGCATCGTGGAATACGCAGGCTCCTGGATCGCCGTCTCTGACCGAGACGCGCTGACGATGCTGGTCAAGGACATTGAGTTCCTTGCAGGTCTGGAGGCTCGGCTCTCAACCGATGGTCCAGTCCTCTATACGGACAAGGGCTATGCTTACGCTCACCCAGCGGCGGGGATGAGGACAAGCGCAGAGGAGAGTATTCGCAAGTGGATGAATCACCTCGGACTGACTCCAGCCGACCGAGCCAAGCTAGGGATCGCAATGGTGGAGAGTCAAAGCAAGATCGAGAAGTACCGCGACCGGATGCAACAGAAGGGTGGCCACCGCGCTGGCTGACCCCTGTCGCTTCGGCTGACCTCAGCCGCAGCTTGGGCGACATCGTTGCCGACTTTGCCGAGGACCTCGTACCCATCGCCAAAGACTCCATCGCTGGCGCCTCCGGCGAGCCGCTCCAGTTCAGGGTCTGGCAGAGACGCCTCCTTCGCAGGATGCTGGCACGCAAGGAAGACCAGACCTTCACGCACCGCTTCTTCCTGACTGGCATCGCGCGCAAGAACGGCAAGACCGCGCTCGCCTCTACCCTGCCGCTCTTCTTCGGACTCTATGGCGACCGAGGCGGCGAGATCTATTCGGCAGCCGCTGATCGCGATCAGGCGAAGCTCGTGATGAGCCACGCCAGACGAGCCGTTGAGATGAGTCCAGAACTGGGCGCGCAGATCAAGGTCTACCGAGATGCGATGGAGTTCAAGGGAACTGGCACCGTCTACAAGGCGTTGAGTTCGGAGGCTTTTACGAAGGAGGGCTTGAGCGCCTCGCTGGTCATCGCTGACGAGTTGGCTGCGTGGCCGAGCCGTGAACTCTTTGACGTGCTTTCGCTCTCTATGGGCGCACGCCGCTCGCCGCTCTTCGTGGCGATCACGACCGCAGGACCGCGCACTGACTCCACTGGCTCGGACTCCATCGCCTACACGCTCTACCAGTTGGCGCGGCGGCGCATTTCTGGAGAGAACGACGATCCAACGCTTGGGATGGCCTGGTGGGAAGCCGCTGATGACGCCTACCTCGACGAGACGAAGTGGAGCGAAGCCAACCCTGGGCTGCTCAGCGAGCCTGCGATCCTGTCGCTTGACGACCTACTCTCAGCCAAGAAGCGCACGCCAGAGGCAGAGTTCAGGACGAAGAGGCTCAACCAATGGGTGAGCAGTGCGACGGCATTCTTGCCGACTGGCACTTGGGACGCCTGCAAGGATGACCAGATCGCGCTGAACAAGGAGGACGAGATTGTCCTCGGCTTTGACGGCTCGTTCAGCAACGACTCCACTGCCATCGTCGCGTGCCGCGTGGCAGACAAGGCGTTCTTTGTCCTCGGACACTGGGAGCGGCCGCTAGACGCCGAACTCGCCTGGCGTGTGCCGGTGGAGGAGGTGGAAGCCAAGATGCTTGACATCTGCAAGATGCACAACGTCCGAGAGATTGTCTGCGACCCCTTCAGGTGGCAGCGCTCGATGGAGGCGTGGCAGCAGATGGGCTTGCCTGTGGTCGAGTTCCCTCAGACGCCTTCGCGGATGGTGCCAGCCACAGCTGCGTTCTACGATGCCGTCGTCAACGGCAGAGTGAAGCACGACGGCAATCCCTCGCTGGCTCGCCACGCTGCAAATGCCACGCCGTATTATTCCCGCAATGGGCTTATGATTCGGAAAGAGAGCAAAACGTCATTGAAGCGCATAGACCTCCTAGTGGCTAGCCTTATGGCACACAGCAGAGCGGGTACACTAGGCAACGCACCAGCGCCGAAGCCGAAGGCTGAGGTCAAGTGGATTGAGTTGTAGGGAGACGAATGGGAATCCTTGATCGCGTCCTCGGACGCCAACAGCCACAAGAGGAACGATTCATCGGCGGCCAGTGGGTCACTCAGGAGGCACAGAGCGGCGCAGCCGGCGTGCTGGTGAACCAAGAGAATGCCACGAGCATTGGCGCGGTCTACGCCGCAGTCAAGCTCTACGCCGACACGATCGCTGGACTTCCGTGGGACACCTACATCCGCATTGACGGAACGCGCCGACCTTACCGTCCGCGTCCGCGATGGATGGACTTCCCGATTCCGAACAATCCGAACTTCACATCCTTTGAGTTCAAGCATCGCGTGACAACCTCACTTCTGCTAGACGGAAACGCGTTCGTATTGCTGCTTAGGGACTCATCCGACAATGTGATTGAGACCCGCGTCCTTGATCCGCAGAAGGTGGAGATCAGGAGCGGCGAGTTCGGCGAGCCTGTTTACTACATCGAGACAACCGAAGGCGCGATCACGCTGACGACCGCAGAGATCATTCACATCCCGCTCTTCGCCACTGGCGAGAACCATCGTGGACTGTCACCGATCGAGCATCACAAGGTGACGCTCGGACTTGCAAGCGCGACGCAAATCTTCAGCGCGAAGTTCTACGAGAACAACGCAAGCGTCGGCGGTCTGATCAAGGTTCCAGGCGAACTGACGCAGGATCAGGCAGAGGCACTTCGCACTGGCTTCGGTCGCCGACACGGTGGTGTGGACAAGGCGTGGCGAGTGGCCGTGCTAACTGGCGGCGCAGACTATCTACAGCTCGGCGCAAAGATCAGCGACTTGCAGCTCGTGGAGACGATGCACTACGGCGTGGAAGCGATCGCTCGCATCTACGGAGTGCCGCTTCATATGCTGCAGTACCCAGGCGGCAACACCTCCTATGCGTCGGTCGAGTTGATCGGCATTGAGTGGCTGCGACTCGGACTCGGACCAATGATCGCGCGCCTTGAGGCGTCGTTCCAGCGCATCGTGCCAGGAGCCGAGCAGACCTTCTTGAAGTTCACGCTTGACGGCTTGCTGCGCGCCACGACGCAGGAGCGCTACAACTCCTACGCGACCGCGCTGAACAATGGGTTCCTGTCGGTCAACGAAGTGCGGTCCCTTGAAGACCGCTCGCCAGTGGATGGTGGGACAGAGTTTTGGAAGCCGCTGAACATCGGCACACTTGGCGACACGGAGCCGACAGAGTAATGCCGTACTTCGTCACTGACCAGTCGGCAGACTGCAACGGCTGGGCGACCGTCAAGGAAGACGGCGAGGTCATCGGCTGTCACGACAGCAAAGAAGATGCGCTCGCGCAGATGGTTGCCGTCTCACTCGGCGAAGGCATTGAGCCGGGCGGCGAGTATTCAGCCGCGCGCGTCCTGCCAGATAACTACCGACCTGCACTCTCGCCTGACGTGCCAGAAGGCCGCGCCTGCGGCAACTGCGTCTTCTACAACGAAGCAAAGATTGAGGGCGACAAGGCGTACTGCGAGAAGTGGGATGACTACGTGAGCGGCGCCTACTACTGCAACGCCTGGCAGCCTGACGATAGCGGCGAGGAAGATGACCAAGTGCGCATCCTGATTGACGTGCCGCAATACATCCAAGAGGCCGCTGAGAAGGGTCTGACCTACCAGCGCAACGGCTATGCCGGTGACGGACTGACCGACCAGACGATTGAAGAGGCGCGGCAGCTGCGCGCTGGACAAGTCGAGGATGACAAGGTGACGCGGATGCGCGCGTGGATTCTGCGACACCGTGGCGACTGGGAAGGCGTACCGCGCAACAGCAACTCAGACGACCCAGACTTCCCAGGACCAGGCGCGGTGGCCGCGTACCTGTGGGGCGTTGATCCCACAGCAGAGAACGGCGCAGATCGCGTCCTAGAATGGGCAGATGGCGTCTTGGCGCCGCTGACCGAAGAAGAGAGGTTTGACGTGAAAGAACTTGAGACGCGCGCTCTTCCGATGGGCGAGTTCACCGTTCGAGAAGACGAAGACGGTCAGAAGACCTTCACCGGCTACGCCGCGCTCTTTGGCGCACCGTCGGCTGGACTTCCGTTCACCGAGGTGATCGCTCCAGGCGCCTTCCGTCGCACGCTCTCGCGCGTCGCTGACGGCAAGAAGATTGTCTCCTTCCTCTTTGGACACGACGAGACACGCGCACTCGCCACGACCGCGAGCGGCCGACTTACCCTGACCGAAGACGAGCGCGGCTTGAAGGTTGAGGCTCGCCTTGACCCAGCCGACCCAGACGCCGCTGGCGTCATCTCCAAGCTGACGCACGAGGCGTTGGCGATGGGAATGTCCTTCGGCTTCACCATCCCAAAGAACGGCGATGAGTGGAACGAGGATGAGCGCACGCTGCGCGAAGTGAATCTCTTTGAGGTGAGCGTCCTCTCCGCAGGACAGACTCCCGCCTACCCAGCGACGCTGGGCTTGACCTCCGTTCGCAAAGTCGCGTCCCGAATGGGCGTAGACGGCGACCGGCTTATCTCAGCCATCGAGTCCTTGAAGTCGGCGCAACCGCTGACCGAAGAGGACGTCGAGGTGATTGAAACCGTCACGGAGAAGTTGGCTCCGAAGCGCACAGTGCTGGACCCGTCCATCGCTCGCGCCAAGTTGCTGCTCGCCGAGATGGAATCAGAAACGCTCTAGAAGCCACGAGACCCCGCCCCGCTGCGCTAGTACGCACGCCCGCGATCAGGTCATCCCGCTAGGCGAGCCGCAACATTGTGGAAACCAATAAAAAAGGAGACAGAAATGTCAGACGTTAGGAAGCTACACGAGAAGCGTGCTTCCCTCTTGACCGAGGCTCAGTCCATCGTGACTGACCTTGCCGAGAAGGGCGAGTCGCTTGAGGGCGAGTCACAGGCTCGCTTTGAGAAACTTACTTCGGAGGCTGCAACGGTTGCGGCCGCAATCCGCTCAGAGAAGGAAGCCACGGAAGCACGAAGCGCTGCTGATGCAGTTCGCGCTGAGTACGCCACGGCAATCGCTCCGAAGGTTGAGAAGACCGAAGGCTCAAACGACGAACTCCGCGCACTCGCCCGCAACGGCGGCGTGCAGGTGTTCGAGTACCGCGACGTCACACGCAGCACTGGCCTGGGCAACCCAGTCACCATTGCTGACCGCGTGAACGTAGTTGCGGCACAGTTCAACCCATTCATTGACCCAGCAATCGTGACTGTGGTTCGCGCAAGCACCGGCAATAACATCCAGTTCCCACGAGTCACGGCTCTTGGAACCGCTGGATCGGTTGCTGAGGCTGGCACGATTGGCGAGTCGGACGGAACGCTCAGCGCGCTGTCCCTCACACCAGTCAAGTACGCGACGATCATTCAGGTGACGGAAGAACTCGCAACGGATGCGGCGTTCGACCTATCCGCGATGATCGCCGACAAGTGCGGCGCCGAAGTCGCAGTTGCTCACGGTGCATTTGCTGGTACGGCAGTCGCGGCTCAGGCTACGATTGGCGCAACTGGCTCCGGCACGGTGTCAATCAACCCAACCTTCACCGACCTTGCGAAGCTGAAGGCGTCTGTGAACCAGGCGTACCGACGCGCACCAAAGGCTGGCTGGTTGATGAACGACACGACGCTCGGCGTTGTGACTGGTCTCGTGGATACGGCTGGACAGCCAATCTTCCGACCAGGCGATGCGAACACTCCAGATCGACTCCTCGGAGCGCCGATCTACAGTGCAGCACTCATTGACCTGACCGATGACACCGCAGGCGCAATCCTGTTTGGTGACCTCGGACAGATCTACACCGTCCTCGTAGGCGGCGTGCAGGTTGAAGTCTCCCGCGAGTTCGCGTGGAACCTCGGCCTCATCTCCTACAAGGTTCAGGTGCGCGGCGCCACTGGGCTTTCACAGGCTTCAGCGGTCAAGTCGTACAAGTCAGCCAACGTCTAATCCGTTAGACACTAGGTTGAGCGGCAGGGAGTCGGGCTTCGGCTCGGCTCCCTGTTCGCATCAGGAGGGGAAATGGACATCTGGAAGAGACTGAAGAAACTGGGGCGCAAGGGCGCTGATAAAATCAACGCAGAGGCACCTACGAGCCACGTAGAGCGCGCCATTGTGGTCAGGTGGGGCAATACAGCCACCGTGAAGCGAACGCCGCTTAGAGAGCGGGAGAAGGGCAAAAGCGAGTGAGCGAGCAGCGCATCAGCAGCAGGCAGGTCACGGTCGGCACGGCAGCCGTTGCCGTCGGCGAGGGCTTGGTGCCTGGCTCGACCTTTGTTCTGCACACGGACACGCAAGGCAACCACGATATCTACGTTGGACCGCTAGGCGTCACTGCTTCCACTGGATTCGCGCTGCACAGTGGCAGCACCCTGACAATCAACGTTCCTGAGCGGGTGCAGTTGTATGCTGTCACCAACTCAGGGACACACACCTTGTACGTCCTACAAATCGGAGGCCGCTAAATGTCATACGCAAGTCTCGCCGAGTTCAAGGCTGCAATCGGGATCAGCGACAGCTCCGACGACACGGCGCTGCAGTCTGTCCTCGATGCGACCGACGCACTCATTGACCTCTACACCGACCGCAAGCAAGGCTTCGGCACGGCGACGGAGACGCGCTACTACACGGCGACCGACTACCAGTACGTCCTGATTGACGACCTCGTGAGCGTCACGACGCTGACGACAGATGACGACGCCAACGGCACCTACGAGACAACGTGGACCGCAG